CTAGAGAAGTAGTAGTTTCTTTAAGGAATGCAAATTCTTTATATGAAAATATAATAGCTGGAGTCAGTGCACCAACAGCGCAAAGAGTCACAATTGACTTTAGCTCACCGCCATTACTTAATTCAGTAAGCGCAAGCGTTTTTATGCCATCTGAAGGCTATAGTTATTCTTCTACTATTGGCGATGGAACAAGCAACAGCTACGTTGTAACTCATAATTTAAATACTAGAGATATTGGTGTTATATCCAGAAATACAAGCACTCCTTTTGATATGACTTCTATTCTATGGGAAGCAACAACTTTAAATACCGCAACAATTTATTTTTCTTCTGCTCCTAGTACAAATTCAAGAAAAATAACAGTATTTTCTGCCCTTGGAGGAAGTAAGTATATACCAACGTTTTCAGAGATTTCTATTGGTGTTCCAGAAACATCATCTTCTTCTGGTAACACGGGAGACATCGCTTACGACTCTAACTACGTTTACATATGCACATCAGCAAATACCTGGAAAAGATCTGCTTTGACAACTTGGTAATAAATTGCTATAATTGTTTTATGCCTGTAGAAGAACAACAAATTAACATAACAATCCCTAAAGAAAAGCTCGAACAATGGAATGTATTTTTTGCACTTCCTTGTTATGACTCACATGTAACAGAGCCTTTTATGATGAGCTTTTTACAAGCTTGTCTCTATTTTAAAGAGATTGGTTTAAAGTATTCAGTCTGCACAATTTCAGATTCTTTGATTAACCGCGCAAGAAATAATCTTGTTGCTAAGTTCATGGGCAGTCCAGACTTTACCCACATGGTATTTATAGATGTCGATCTTCAATTTGACAAAGAAGCTATATTAAAACTTTTGTGGCATGATAAAGATGTTATGACTGCGTCTTACCCAATCAAAGAAATTAATTGGGACAAAGTAAAAGAAGGTGCACAAGCTGACTTGCCAGCCCAAGACCTTATGGAATACGCTAGTAGATACGTAGTCCATATGACCAAGCCAGGTGAGAATCAATTAAATATTGATAACGGAGCAATCGAATGTTATGAAGCCGGGACTGGCTTTATGCTCATCAAGCGTCAAGTCTTTGACAAGATGTTTAAAAAGTATAAAAAGCTCAAGTACAAAGATGATACAGGAGCCTTACACGGTGCAGAAGCAGAAAACGCTTATGCATTATTTAACTCTTATGTAGATGACGATGGCAGATTTTTGTCTGAAGACTATGGGTTCTGTCGTTACTGGCAGAAGATGGGTGGAAAAATTTGGGTAGATCCAACAATTAATTTGACCCACTTTGGCAGAGTCAAATATGTTGGAAAAATGTTAGAATTTTTAAAGAGAATAACACAATAACTTTTAAGTTTCTGCATTACTATATCCCTAGTTGATTTTAATGAATTTACACTAGGAGTAACATGGCCCGCTTAAGAATTGAAACCGCACCTGAGATTACCGTATACGACGAATCTTTTGTAATTAAAGCAGCTGCTGGAGCAAGTGCTCCGTTGGCAGAGTTTAAAAACTCATCTGGTACAGTAGTTGGCAATATAGCATCAGATGGTACTTTGAATGTTCTTTCCGTTGTCAGCTCAAATGCAGGCACAACATCAACCTCACTTGCCACAAGGGGATATGTAGATTCATTAGCAGCAGGAATTAACTGGCACGAAGTTGCAAATTTAGCAACAGCTGCAGCACTGCCAACAGCCACTTATGCTAATGGTACAAATGGCGTAGGAGCAACTCTTACTGGTGATTCAAATGGCAGACTAACCGTTGACGGTTCACAGGTCACAACTGGCCAGGCTATATTGGTTAAGAACCAAGCAAACGCTGTTCATAATGGTATTTACACTGTAACTGAACAAGGTGCTACATCAACAACTGCATTCATTCTTACACGTAGAGCAGACGCAAATAATAGCTTAGCTGGTACACTAAAAACAGGTGATGCACTTCTGGTTCTTTCTGGATCAGCAAACTCTGGTCAAGGTTTTATTCTTACATCAACTGGCTCTGGCACTGCTGGTGCATTTGTTCTTGGCACTGATGAGTTAACATACACCCAGTTCACTGGAACAGCAACTTTATCTGCTGGTGGCGGCATGACAAAAACTGGAAATCAACTTGATGTCGTTACTGCATCGAGTAACAGAATTGTAATCAATTCTGATAGTATCGATCTTGCTACAGTCACCCAGACAAATACCTCTGGCTCAAATACTACCTCTTTTATTAGTGCTCAGACCATTGACTCATATGGAAGAGTAACTGGAACACAAACATCTTCAGTATCTTTTGCTGGCTATGCAACTCTAGCTAGTCCGGACTTAACTGGAGTGCCTACTGCACCAACAGCAGCCGCAAGCACAAACAATACTCAAGTTGCCACCACTGCCTTCGTAGCCGATGCAGCTATTCTTAAAACTGCAGCAAATGCTAAAGGCGACATTTTTACCGCTACAGCAAATGATACTCCAGCTGTTCTTTCACTTGGAACAGACGGATATTATCTGAAAGCAAATTCATCAGCAGCAGCAGGAATTGAATGGGGTGCTATTCCAACAATCAATAATCTCGATGATATTGGCGATGTAACTATAACCGGTAATGCAACAAACCAATTCCTTAAATATAATGGTTCTGCCTGGGTTAACTCGTCAGTTCCAACGATCAACACGCTTGACGATGTTGGTGATGTAACAATTACTAGCGCATCTGCAAACCAGCTTCTTCAGTATAATGGTTCCGCTTGGGTCAACACTTCTAATCCAACAGTTGGAGGAAACCTCACAGTTTCTGGAAACCTCACAGTTTCTGGAACAACAACAACGCTTAATACAGAGACTTTAACGGTTGATGATAACATCATTATATTAAATAATAATGAAGCAGGAACTCCATCACAAAATGCTGGTATTGAAGTTGAGCGTGGTACTTCAACAAATGTTGTTCTTCGTTGGAATGAAACGACAGACTGTTGGGAATTCACAAACGATGGCACAAACTATCAAAGAATCATTACTGACACAGTCACTAACGCTCAAACAGCAGCATATACTTTAGTATTGGCAGACAGCGGCAAAATGGTAGAAATGAACGTTGCTTCAGGCAATGCGCTCACAGTGCCATCTAATGCAAACGTAGCTTTCCCAGTGGGCACAACATTGACAGTTCTTCAGACAGGAGCTGGACAGACTACTCTTACTCCACAGGCTGGTGTAACAATCAACGGCACTCCAGGTCTCAAGTTGCGCACAACTTGGTCATCTGCTACACTTATTAAACGCGCAACCGATACTTGGGTTGCCCTAGGAGATATGGTAGCATAATATGGCAACAGATGATGGCAAAAAGCAAAATAGAAAAGCCCCTAAGCCAACTGTAGCTGCACGGAGCAGCTGACTCAGCAGCCAATACCACAATCACAAATGCTGGCTTTGCAGTAGGTACACCAATAGATACTGCTACAGCCAATGCTGCGATCTTAAATCAGGTAAAAACAGCTCTTACCGATACTACAGTTACTCCACTTGGAACTCCTATTAGCTATGAAAGACACGCACCTTTCTTTCCACCATATTTCCCACCATATTTCCCACCATATTTTCCACCTTATTTCCCACCATGGTTCCCACCATTCTTTCCACCGTTTTTCCCACCGTTTTTCCCACCATTCTTTCCACCATTCTTCCCACCATTCTTCCCACCATTCTTTAAGTAGAATCTAATTATAGAATAGTTTAAAGAATGATAACTAATTTGGCGGACATATGGAATCTAATTCCTATGTCCGCTTTTTTAGTTTGTTGTTTGATAATAAATTATTTACAAAATAATGAAAAATTTCTTTCAATATTTAGAAAAAACGGATCTATTAATCCAAAAGAAAGTTATAGTTCTGGTCAGTTAATACAAAGTGGAATAAGTTTTATCATCGCAATTGGTTGGATCTATTTAATAATTACAGAGATTAGATTCAATGTTTGGAGCAATATACCAATCAGAACATTGGGGTTAATGTATTTGGCTTCAGATATAATGGCCTTAATTAAGAGTGACAACCTGCTCCAGAAGTCTACAAAGTACCACCATTACGGTGCCATAGCCATGGCTATTTTAGCACTGTGTGTTGACTTTCAACAATCAAACATCGGCCAACTTGGGGCATCATATTGCTTTACGGCAGCAGCAGCATCATCTGTTAACGCGTATTTGGCTCTTAAGCTTTATTATAAAGTAAACTGGTTAAAAGTAATAGCTAAGTATAATTATGTAGTTACCTTCACTGCTAATATGACCTATCATATTTTCAATTGGCAGAAAAGCTTGCCAGGGTATATATATCTTATAATAATAATTGGCCCAATATGGGCAGATATAACACTTTTAAAATCTTTATTTCGTAAAGAAAAATTACAATAATTTAGTTATAGTATAAAAAGAAGGGGTGGTAAATCTTTCGCCACTTATAACTTTTTTCACACCATGTAGATAATTAACATCTCCAGGATGAGCTACAGCTAAACCAGGTTTCGGCTTCACTTCCAGATCATGTTGAGGATAGTATAACTCGCCACCTTCAAAATCATCGTTATAATAGATTAATGAATTAAGATCATATGTGGGAAAAGGATTTGGCGAACCATCGTTTAGTTGCTTATCAGCATGCGGTTGCTGCTCTAGTCCAGGAAACCACCTAATGATAACCGGTGGTCTAACAGAAACCTGAACTTTAAAAGTATCTTCTAAAAGATATTTCATTTTTAAAATGTATTTGTCCACTAAATTATAGACATCTAAATTAATTCGATTAAGGATATCATAGCTACATTGTCTATTCGACCAGTATGAAGCGTCATAGGTGCAGGTTCCGTCCTCAGCATATTGATTTTCTCCAGCATCCATCCATTCATTGATATTGGGTAAAAAGTTTTGTATAGTTTTTAAATCATCTAACTCTACAAAGTTTTCTACAACAATGATATTATCTTTAGATGAGCCAAAATAACCTGGTTCCACTAAAGACTTATCGTCTGACTGAAAATCCATATGCACTCCTTGGCTTTGTTTTGTGATATAGTATATCACTAAGGAAAGAATCAATCTACAAAAGGAAAGAAAATGGAATTTTTTCACGTAGGCGCCTGCGCTAATCCGGAGGATAACAAAAAGTTTGGAATTTATTTGTATAGAAACGCCATTCCAAGAGAGCTTAATATTCCAGAAAGATTAGAAGCTGCAATTGGTGATAGCACACATGAGCTATTTAAGTGGTCTGAAGCAATGGTCGGGTATAATGCAAAAATGCCGGAGTATAGAGATTGTGTTGACTTGAAAATGAGCCCATATCATTGGCCATATCTTACTCCAGAATTTGAAGAAGTTAAAAAATGTTATGAAGATGTCGAAACGCATCTCAGAAAATGCCTAACGCACTATGAATCTCTTTACAATTTTAAGATGGACTATATGGAGGCAATTAACTTCGTTAGATACAATCCAGGCCAACATTTCTCAATACACGCAGATCACGGTTTTTCCTATAGCTGTACTGTTTCTTCGGTAATATATCTAAATGATGATTATGAGGGCGGGGAACTATGGTTCCCTTACCTGGATATTAACTTCAAACCTCAAGCAGGAGATATTATTATTTTCCCATCTACTTTTATTTACGCGCATGCTTCCTTAAAGGTCACTAGTGGCACTAAATATTCAGCAGTTACGATGTTTGACTATAACGACAATAATCACAAGTATGCTATCGGACACACTTCCGATGGACCTGTGTCTGATAAAACTGCAGGCATAACAAAAGGTATGAATCAGCCCATAGTCTATCCAATGCCGGGCCAGTCATGATAGAGCAAAATGAGATCCCAATCCTTCAGACATTTGAAGAATCATTGTATGAGGTGTCTATAAACTCTATCAACGGAGAAGAAAACATACTATCTAAATATAAGGGGAAAGTTACTCTGATTACAAATGTAA